ACCTACCAGACGATGCGACCTTCAAAGGTGGGCCACCGGCGACTAACTGTTTCGTAGGTCAGGCGCTTGCCAGCGAAGCCGCTCAGGGCGATTTCGGCGCGCTGGACGTCTTCGACCCCCACGGCCGAACGGTTGCTGTAGCGGAAGTCGAACTCAGCGGCGTAACGCGCCAGATGCTTCTTGGAACAGTGCTGATAGACGCCGCGCATACCGCGCTTGAAGACGCTGAAGTAGCCTTCGACGGTGTTGGTGTGGACGGTGACGTCAGACTTGGAGACGTACTCCCGGCGCTTGTGGTTGACCGCCTTGTGGTCGGCGACTTCACGGCCAGCCTTCAGGTAGACGGGCGAGCTATCGGTGATCAGCCGGGCTTCGGGCGAGAGGTGGGCGCCCAGAACGGTGCTGATGCTCTTGCTGGTCACATAGTCCATGACGGTGCTGTGAGCGCGGCCCGAGGGCCGATCAATGATGCTCATGATCTTCATCTTGGAGCCCCAGCCATTGCCGCGCGGCTCTTGGGGCTCTTGGCCGATGTAGGTTTCGTCGGCTTCGACGTCGCCACCGCCAGCGCCAAACGGGCCAATGTCGCCAGTGGTCATCGCTTCGCGGATACGGTGGGCCAGGAACCACGCGGTTTTCATGGAGCATTGCAGCATCCGTTGGATTTGACGGGTGCTGATGCCCTTCTTGCTGGCGCACATCAGATGAATGACTTGCAGCCACAGATGCAGGGGCAGGTGCGAGGACTCGAATATGGAGCCCTGGCGCACGGTGAACTGGCCTTTGCAGGCATTGCACTTGCACAGGCCGATCCGGGTGGTTTTGCCGTTCAGGCGGGTGATGCGCTCGCACTCGCCGCAGTGCGGGCAGAACGGACCATCAGGCCACAGGCGCGCTTCGACGTACTCGAAAGCGGCGGCTTCGGTTTGGAAGTGCGGGGCGTCGAGAACGGAGCGGGCCATGGATGATCTCAGTTTTTTAGATGTGGCATTTAGGCGGTTACAGCAGCCGCTAAGCGAGAAGCCGCGTGTTCAAGCGTTAATCGAAGCTGGGCGGCAACTTCGTCGTGAGGAAGGCCCTCAAGCGCCGCAAGGGCTGCATCGTAGGGTTCCGTCGCATCTGAAATCGACAGCGCGCCAGCCTGAACCAACTTCAAAGCGAGGGCGCTGATGAGCGCCAAAATCGCTTTAGTTTCGATGCCGGGGATGTCTGTGCTGGCCATGGCCAAACACTACAGGAAGGGGTTGGTATGTCAAGTGTAACATCGCCGGGAAAACGGTAGTTCTTAAAAAACCACCTCGCTCTTTATGTTTGGTGTGTTATTTGTAGTTGACCGGGACGCCGGATCATCTGGAGAACGCCATGTCCGAAGCCGCCAAAGCCGCTAGGTCGGCGATGAAGAAGAAGATCGAACGCCTTGTGGGCGCCGATCCCAATCAAATTGTTGATGCTTCTAGCTATCGACCGCCGGATGCTTTGGATGCTGATGTAAATACAGGTGCTCGTCCTGTTTCCAAGCGTCTTTACAAGCGCGGTGGCAAGGTTCTTAAGGTTCATGGCAAGGAAGCCGTGCATCACGCGGGGCGTAAGCCGCGTAAGGCTGGTGGCCGCGCGCTTTTGACGTCGGATGGCCTTGTTAATCGCGATGTTCGCGAGGCGAATGAGGAGCGCGCTGGGACCAAGCATACCGGCGCGTTTAAGCGCGGTGGTCGGACTCATCGAGACATGGGCGGTGATGTTCCGACGCAGCGCATGGCTTTCAGTAGCGGTCCTTCGCAGTTCTCCAAGAGCATGGGCCTGAAGCGTGGCGGCAAGGCCAAGCATCGCGCCGATGGCGGTGGCAATGACCCCATGAGCCAGGAGGGCGCTAATTTCACCCGATCGGCCAATGCTTTTGATAAGCGTAATGCTCCGGCCGCTCCGGTTGTTCGACCGCGTGCTGGCGGCCCGCCTATGAGCACTGAGGGCACGGGTGTTGGTGCTGCTTCTCCGGGCGCTATTTCCATGCAGAACCAGGCTGATGCTCAAAACGCCGCTGCGCTCAAGGCGGCGGCGGCTCTTGCCGCTCAAGCGCGCAAGCGTGGCGGTAAGGCTGAAAAGTTTGAGGGTTCGGCCCGTGATATGCGTGAGGACAGGATCCTCGCCAAGAAGCATCACATGTCGTTCAACGAATGGGAACATTCGAGCCTGGACGAAAAGCATGATCGCCAGCGGTCCATGAAGGGCCTGAAGCATGGCGGCGAAGTGCACCATGCCGAGTGTGCTTGCCATAAGTGCGGCGGTGGTTATGCCAAGAAAGCGCATGGCGGCGAAGTTCACCACGCCTCTTGCGGTTGCCATAAGTGCAGCGCGGTTCGTTCGGGTCACGCTCATGGCTCGTTTATTCACGACCATGATTCTGATCATCGCGCCGCGCGTAAGCATGGCGGTCGTGCCGATCACAAGTGGATCCAGGAGGCTGTTAAGCATCCTGGCGCGCTACGTAAGTCTCTGCATGTGCCTGAGGGCGAGAAGATTCCGCTCAAGAAGCTGCATAAGGCCGAGCACAGCTCTAATGCTCTGGTCGCCAAGCGCGCTCACCTGGCGGAAACGCTGCGTGGGCTTCACAAGAAGGGCGGCGGCAGCGTGTCTGATGGCGAATATCAAGGCACGCGCCCGACTGGCGGTCGCCTGGCGCGCGCTCATGGCGGCAAGACTGGCAAGGGCAAGATGAACGTCAATATCATTATTGGCGGCCATCGTGATCAGCCGGGCGCCATGATGCCTCCGGGCGGTATGCCTCCTGGCCCTCCCGGATTGCCTCCGGGTATGCCTATGCCCATGCCGGGCCGTGGTCCTGCGCCGGTTAGCGCCATGCCTATTCCGATTCCGGTTAGCGGCGCTGCGGCTCCGCCGCCAATGATGCCGGGCATGGGTGCTCCGTCCATGGGGGGTATGCCTCCGATGGGGCGTAAAGCTGGTGGCCGCGTTTACGAGGCTACTGAGCTTATGAAACATGGCGAAGGTGGCGGTGGCGGCCTTGGCCGGCTTGATAAGATCAAGGCTTACGGCCATAAGCGATAAGCAATAGGGCGGCTGGAATTATCTAGCCGCCCTTATGTTATGGGCTGAGGTGTATGCTGAACTACAACATTCAATTTGAAATCGAGCTTAAAAAACTTATTAATTTGGAAATTGAAAGACTTACAGACAATATTTGCGGTGGTGCTGGCGTCGTTGACTATGCCGACTACAAGCATCAAATTGGCAAGGTCGCAGGGCTTCGTATGGTTCTGGACTTATGTGAAGAAGCGCAATCCATTCTTGCAAAACGATAGGAGGCTAAATCCGTGCCCTATATGGTCATGACGCATGAAAAAGATCCCAAAGATCATATTTTGGAAGAAATTGGCGACCTGAGTAATTTTGAACTGTTTCACAATCAGGTTCTTTGCGCCGTTTACATTCGCCCACAAAAGACCAAGAGCGGCCTTTTTTTGCCGGATTCCACGACCGACGAAGATAAGTATCAGTCGAAAGTTGGGCTTATCGTTAAGCTAGGAACGGATGCTTTTGTCGATGCTAGCGATAAGTGGTTCCAGGGCGTGGAGATTGAAGAGAAGGATTGGATTGTATTTCGTCCTTCTGAGGGTTGGAGCATTACTGTTAATGGCGTGCTTTGCAGAATTATTGACGACGTAAACGTACTGGGCCGTATTCAGCAGCCCGATCAGGTTTGGTAGGAGCGATCATGTCTGAAGAAGCGGAAGATATTGAAGTCGTCCTTGATTCAGTAGGATCAGCCGATCCTGATATTAAGATTGAGGCGGCTGAAGAAAAGCCTGAAGAAAAACGTGTAATTGAGCCCGATGAGGGCATTGAGGCGCTCAGGGCGCAGCTTGAGCATGAGCGAAAATTGCGTTCGGCTCAAGCTGAGCAGCTTAATCAGCTTTCGCAAACCGCTTACAAGGCGCAAACCGAAGCGCATGACAATAGTTTGAGCCTTGTCTCAAACGCTATTGATACGCTTCGTCAAAATTCGGAAATTCTGAAAGCTCATTACAGCAACGCCATGGCCGCTAGCGATTTTAATGCGGCGGCTGATGTTCAGCTTGAGATGAGCAATAATGCGGCTCGTCTTCTTCAGCTTGAGCAGGGCAAACAGGCGCTGGAAAACCAGCCGAAGCCCCAACAGCAGCAATATGTGAATCCAGATCCTGTTGAGGCGCTTGCTAGTCAGCTTTCGCCGCGTTCGGCAGCTTGGATTCGTGCTCACCCTGAATTTGCCAGGGATGAGCGCCTGTATCGCCGAATGCTGGCGGCTCATAATCTGGCCGAAACGGATGGCATCCCGGTTGATAGCGACGATTATTTTGATTCCATTGAGTCCACGCTCAGGATCAGGCCTCGGGAGGTGGAGCCTATGGCCGAGGCAGCTCAGATCACCCAGCGTCGCCAAGCGCCTCCTGCGGCTCCTGTGACCCGTAGCGGCAATGGTACGGGCTCGCGGCCCAATGTTGTGCGCTTGAATGATGAAGAGCGCGAAATGGCGTCAAACATGGGCATGACCGAAAAGGAATATGCTCTGAATAAACTGGCCTTGCAAAAAGCCGGTCGTCTTAATTGAGGAGCATGGAAATGGAAACTGCACCCCGTCGTGGTCGTCCCAAGGTTGGTTTGATTAGAGCTGCGGCTGAAAAGGCCAATCAGGAGGCTCTGGAAGCCAATCAGGTTGGGGAGGTTCAAGAAGAGCGTCCTGAAATGCGCGCTGAGCAGCGGCCTGAAATGCGTGCCCCCATGCGGGAGGAAGATCCCCGCACCCGCGCTGCTCGCCGTTCAGCTGAAATTAAAAACCATATCGGCAATATGGATGAGGGTCCGGACGACTTTTATGTTGATTCGGCCGCTATTCCGCCGGGTTGGTCTTATGAGTGGAAGCGCAAACTTAATGTTGGCGCTGAAGATCCGGCTTATCAGGTTCAGCTAAAGCGCATGGGCTGGGAAGAAGTTCCCGCATCTCGACATCCGTCTTATATGCCGACTGGAAATAAGAACGCTTATATTGAGCGTAAAGGTATGGTTCTGATGGAGCGGCCTCTCGACATTACTCAAGAGTCCCGTCAAATCGAGCTTAAGAAGGCTCGCAATCAGGTTCGCCAAAAAGAGCAGCAGCTTAACTCTGCTCCTGATGGCCAATTTGGGCGAGATCATGAGCAGGTCAAACCTAGGATCAACAAATCGTACGAGGCTATTTCAATTCCGGAATAGCTTTTACAGTAACGAAAAGCGGTCTTCGGGCCGCTTTTTTTATTTATGTGTTGACTGAAGATTAAAAGCCCATATAGGCTAAATACACCTCCCCCCGGTGTGGGAGTTGAGCATATTTCCGATCCTAGTCGCCCAGGTGCGCGATGATGGCTCTTCCCCCAAGGAGAACGTCATGGCGAACACTTCTGCGCCTTTCGGATTCCGTCAATGGTCTGGCACTGGCTCCGCTCCGACGTATGAGCAGGTCACCCTCGTTGGCGGCATCAACTACAATACCGGTGCTATTTACAACGGCGACCCCGTTGCCCGCGTTAGCAGCTCTGACGGCACCATCACTCAGGCTAGCGCCAACGGCTCGACGGGCTCGACGATTGCCGGCATCTTTTCTGGCTGCAAGTATCTCTCGACCTCGCAAAAGCGCATCGTTTGGTCGAATTACTGGCCGGGTTCGGACGTCAGCAGCGCCAACCAAAGCGTGACTGAAGCTTACATCATCAACGATCCTAACGCCCAGTTCCTGGCGCAAGTGGGCGGTTCGTCTTCGACGGGCCTTACCGCCGCGCAGGTCGGTTTGAACGTGAACTTCAATCTGGGCACTGGTAACGCCTCTAGCGGCGTTTCCGGCGCTTACATTGATATTTCGGTCACTCCGGCGACCACCTCCACCCTGCCCTTCCGCTTTGTCTCGCTGGTGACTAATCCTCCTGGCGCCAACGGCACTTCGTCCGGGGCTTACAACTACGCGGTCGTGGCGTTTAACAACGTCGAGACCAAGAACCCGACCGCCGTCTAAGGAGCAGGAACAATGGCTGTTAACCTTTCAGCAATTAAAGACCTTCTGCTCCCGGGCCTCCGTGGGGTTGAAGGCAAGTACGAGATGATCCCGTCTCAGTACGACAAGATCTTCACCAAGCATGATTCTAAGCTTGCCCTCGAACGTACCGCCGAAATGCGGTATCTCGGCCTGGCCCAGCTTAAGACCGAAGGCGGTCAAACCTCCTTCGATAACTCGGCTGGCGAACGGTACATTTATAACCAAGAGCACAACGAAATCGCTCTTGGCTATGCGATTACCCGTAAGGCCATCGACGACAACCTGTATAAGACGCAGTTCCATCCGTCGAACCTCGGTCTGATTGAGTCGTTCCAACAGACCAAGGAAATTTACGGCTCGAACGTGCTGAACACCGCCACGACGTACAATGCGTCGGTTAACGGTGACGGCGTGGCGCTCTGCTCCACCGCCCACCCGATTGACGGCGGCACGGTTGCGAATACGCCCACCACGCAGGTTGACCTTAACGAGGCGACCCTGCTGAACGCGATGATCGCGATCCGCACCAACTTCCGCGACCAAGCGGGCCTGAAGGTGTTTGCTCGCGGTCGCAAGCTGATCGTTCCGCCGCAACTTGAGCCGGTGGCGATCCGCCTGACGAAGACCGAACTTCGTCCGGGTACGGCCGATAACGACGTGAACGCGATCCTGACCACGGCCGGCGGCCTGCCGGAAGGCTATATGGTCAACGACTTCCTTACGTCGTCGTATGCCTGGTTCCTGCTGACCAACATTGACGGCCTCTCCTACATGGAGCGGGTTAAGTTCGAGACGGACATGCAGGTTGACTTCGTGACCGACAACCTTCTGGTGAAGGGTTACGAGCGGTACTCGTTTGGGTACTATAACTGGCGTGCGATCTACGGGTCGTTCCCGACCTCGTAAGCGGTCCGGTAAAGGAGACTAAATATGTCTAGCACAGTCTTCACGGGTCCGGTCCTTGCGGGGAACGTCCTCCAAAGTGATGGCACCGGCAACCTTGCCGGTGTCGGCGGCAGCAGCGGCACGCAAAATGTTGGCTTTGTTCAGATGGCGCAATCCGCACCCATCACGCAATCCGGCACCGCCGCTTCTACGTCCATTGTGATTCCGGCCCAGAGCCAAATCACGGACATCTACGTGAACGTCACAACGGGGTGGGGTTCCAGCGGCACTCTCGGCATCGGCACTTCTAGCGCCGCCAATGAGCTTGCCACGGGCATCGCCGCTACCAGCCTGGTTCAGGGGCAATATACCGTCCCTGTTACCAGCCTGATTGCTGCCTGGAATAATTCCAGCGCAACGCAAGATGTTCAGATTTGGGTAAAATCCAGCACCGGCACCGCTGGAGTCGCCGTTTTGACCATCTGCTATTTGCAGGGGATCAACGGCTTTACGAGTGGCCAATACACTTAATAGGAGGCTCCCATGAAGGGTCATAGTGAACATCACGGGCGCCATCACCGCTCGACTGGTGGCGTTAACGAAGCCGAAATGGACCTGCGGGATCATCCCGAGGCCCGCACCAACGCCCGAGAAATCGACAAGGAAGCTGAAGAGCGCAAGCACGGCGGCCGAACCAAGCGCAAGCATGGTGGCCATGTGCTGCATCATCATGCTGGCGTTGTGCATCACGTTGGTCACAAGAAGCGCAAGCATGGCGGTCATGTCCTTCATCACGAAGGCATGGGCCCTGAGCATGAGGCTACTGGCGGCCGTCCGAAGCGTAAGCACGGTGGTCATGTCGCCCATCACCACATGGGTCACATGAAGCACGTCGGTGCTGTTCACGGCGAGCACGGCGCTCATCACGCTGGTCGCAAGCCGCGTAAGGCTGGTGGCCGCGCTAGCTCCGACGCCAATCCGTTTACTTCCGCGCGCCATGGCACCCCTGCCACTGGCCGAAAGGAAGATATGGAGTTCGAATAGGATTTGATCCTAGTCGGCTGAGTTTGACGGGGGCCTAGCGCCCCCGTTTTACCTTGAGGATATGCCATGTCTGGAGCTTGGACGCGCAAGGAAGGTAAATCGCCAGAGGGCGGCCTTAATGAGCGCGGGCGGGCATCCTTGCGCGCCGAGGGGCACAACATTAAGCGCCCGGTAACGGCAAAAGAAGCCACGCATAGCGAGGAAGCTGCCGAACGGCGAGATAACTTTCGAACCCGAATGTGTGGTATGAAAGAAAAGCTAACGTCGGCAAAGACGGCCCATGATCCTAATAGCCGGATCAATCTGGCGCTAAAGCGTTGGGACGTTAAGTGTTAGGAAAGGGTTAAAAATGGCCACCATCACGTCCTCCGGCGCAGTTCTTCAATCTATTACTCGTGTTGGCCGTTACGAGCCGTTTGAGCTTCAGGTTGCTCGCGGTCAGATTACGGGCCACTCAATTGTAAATATTTTTGGCTTTATGCCCTCGGCGGCTTTTTCGGCGGGTGGCATTTACAGGACCGTTTGGGAAAATGCTCCTACGACTGATTATGCGTTCCCCAGCTCCGCTGTAACAATGTCGCTGGTAAGCACGAACAATGCGGATACAGCGTCCATCCTGATCGTTGGCCTTGATGCCAACTACAATTTGATTTCGGAAACGCTTGTTCTTAATGGCACTACTCCGGTACTAAGTGTTAACAAATATTTACGCGTAAATAATATTTCAGTTTCTGTTGGTAGCCCGACTAACCCTGCTGGCGTTATTACGCTGACCAATGGCGGCGTAACCTATGCTCAAATTTCCACGGCCCAATTTGGATCGGGTGCTGGCAACACGGCTAGCATTGGAGTTAGCCAAATGGGCGTTTACACGGTTCCCGCCGGAAACACGCTTTATCTTAATCGTTTTGACGCTTTTTCTAGCTACAATGGCAACACCGCCAACTATTTGACCTATCGAGCCGTCACCAACAATTCTAGCGGCGTTCAAAGAATTATTCTTCAATCCCCTTGGGATTCGACTTACGAAATCCAGAGGAAGTATCCGTTTGCATACGCGGCTGGCACGGACATTCGTTGGCAAATGGCTACTAGCGGCACGGTCGCCGTTTCTGTTGGCGTCAATATCGAGGGTGTTTTGATCGCCAACGATGGCACTCTCTAAGGGGTGATCCATGGCGCTTAGCGGAACGTATAACTTTAATCCGTCGCTAGGCGAGATCACGCTTTACGCCTTTAACCTGTGCGGCGTGCGCGGCACGGCTATAGCCCAGGAGCACATGGAATCGGCCCGTATGGCCGCCAACATGATGCTGGGGCGCTGGTCGTCGGAAGGCGTTAATCTGTGGGCAGTGGATCTGCAAACGATTCCGCTTATCCAGGGGCAATCAACATATAGCGTGCCATCTGAAACGATTGTGATGCTGGACGCCTATATCGTTCAGACTAATGGCTCCAGCACGACTAATCGCTTGATCCTGCCAATCAGCCGAACCGAATACGCCAGTTATCCAAACCCCAACCAGCAAGGCTTTCCAACGACCTATTGGTTTGATCGTTTGCTGGCTCCTACCGTTACGCTTTGGCCTGTTCCAGATGGCAATGAGACCTCGCTAAACTACTATCGCGTTCGTCAAATTCAGGACTCAAACTTTACCAATGGGCAAAATATTGAGCTGCCCTATTATTTCCTGGAGGCTTTTGCCTATGGCCTGGCGCAGCGTTTGGCCTTGATTTGGTCGCCGGATAAGGTTCAGCTTCTGAAGCCATTGGCCGACGAATCTTATGCAATTGCCGCTGCTCAAAACATTGAAACGGCTCAGCAATACATTTCCCCAACTATTTCTAGCTACTTCAGGCCCTAACCGATGGCTTACGCCTCTCGTTCTGGCAGAGCAAAAACCAGTCCCAGCAATCCGCAGGCTTTTGGTGTCTGCGATAGATGCGGGATCTGGTATAATTTCGCCAATCTTCAATGGCAGTATGACTGGCGCGGGGCGGCGCTTCAGAATCTTCGCATACTTGTATGCAATACCTGCCTTGATACGCCGCAAGAGCAGCTTCGGGCTATTGTTGTTCCTGCCGATCCGACGCCAATCGTCAATGCCCGCATTGAAAACTTCACGTCGGATGAAACGGACTATCGCTCTTTGTCGGCTCAAACCGTTTATGATCCGACAACTGGTATTCCGGTGCCGGATTCAGATACTCGGGTTACGCAGGATGGAAGCGCAAGAACCACGCAGCCTTTGGGACCGCCTACGGGATTGACGCAATCGGCTGTGATGCCGCTGAACCAAACGACCGCTTATGGCGTTGCGTTGCCGTTGGTTTCCATAACGTCTAACGGCACGACAATCATAAATGTAACCTGTTCGTCCCCTCATGGGCTGTCTAATAACAGCCAGGTTTCTGTTGAGGGTGTGTCTAATGCCGAAGCTGCGGGCTTTTATAGCGTGACGGTAACGACCGCCACTGCATTTACTTACCAAACGGGAACTACCGTTCCATCTGGTTCTTTGCTGACTTCTGGAAGTAGAATAATTACCGCGCTGGTGGGTCTGCCCTACAACTATACGCAAATACCTCAGACGGGGATTTAACAATGGCCGATATCCCTATCCCCAACCTACCGGCGGCGACTTCGGTTACGGGCGCTGAGCAGATTGAGGCCGTGCAAAACGGTACCTCGGTTCGCATTACCGCAAGCCAAATCGCTGGCCTTACGCCTGGTCCAACGGGTCCAACTGGATCTTCTGGTCCGACCGGAGGCACTGGCCCAACTGGTCCGACCGGCCCAACCGGCAATGTTGGTCCTGGCGGGAGCATTGGTCCGACTGGAGCTAATGGCGCCACTGGTCCAGGGGGTCCGACCGGGCCGACCGGGCCGACTGGCACGCAAGGGGCGCAGGGCGTAATTGGGCCGACTGGGCCGACTGGGCCGACTGGGCCTACGGGTACAAACGGGCCGACCGGCCCAACTGGTCCCACCGGGACCGGCCCCACAGGTCCTACGGGCGCGGCTTCTACCGTCGCTGGTCCTACGGGTCCTACGGGCGCTCAGGGCGCTCAGGGCACTGCTGGCCCGACTGGGCCTACGGGCCCGACCGGCCCCACCGGGGCCGGTCCTACGGGGCCTACGGGTGCGGCCTCTACCGTTGCCGGCCCTGCAGGGGCGACTGGGCCGACCGGCCCCACTGGCCCTACGGGCGCGGCCTCTACTGTTCCTGGCCCAACTGGTCCCACCGGGACCGGCCCCACAGGTCCTACGGGCGCGGCATCTACTGTTCCCGGTC